AGACCCGCCGTACAACGTGAACTACGCCAACAGCGCCAAAGACAAGATGCGCGGCAAGGATCGCGCGATCCTGAACGACAACCTGGGGGATGCCTTCTACGACTTCCTGCTGGCAGCGCTGACGCCCACGGTGGCGCATTGCCGGGGCGGCATTTACGTGGCGATGTCCTCCAGCGAACTGGATGTGCTGCAGGCTGCCTTCCGCGCCGCCGGTGGCAAATGGTCGTCTTTCGTCATCTGGGCCAAGAACACCTTCACGTTGGGTCGTGCCGACTACCAGCGCCAGTACGAGCCGATCCTCTACGGATGGCCCGAGGGGGCGACACGCCACTGGTGTGGTGACCGCGACCAGGGGGACGTCTGGAACATCAAGAAGCCGCAGAAGAACGACCTGCACCCGACGATGAAGCCGGTGGAGTTGGTCGAGCGTGCTATCCGCAATTCGAGCCGACCCGGCAACGTGGTTCTCGACCCGTTCGGTGGCTCTGGAACCACGCTGATTGCTGCCGAGAAGTCAGGCCGCTCTGCGCGACTGATCGAACTCGACCCGAAGTACGTGGATGTGATCGTGCGCCGGTGGGAGGAGTTCACTGGTAAGCAGGCCACCCGCGAGGCGGATGGCGCGGTGCTTGATCAGGCGGCCAGCGATTCCTCGACGATCTCGCAGTGAATCACAAAGCCCGTCAGGTAAGGCAGGCCGCGCGGGATGCCGTATTGCTTGCTGGTTTGACGGCCAATCGTCCAGCCCATCCAACGCTGGGTGGCTGCGTTGATCGCGTCCGCCAGGGCCTTACCCTCGTAAAGCCCGTTCTGGACGTCGTCGGCAAAGTGGCGACCGTGGCGGCTGTCGAGGAAGACCCTGACCGATTCGAGCGGCTGGCTGGTGGCGTCCGAGATGGCGGCCATTGCTAGGGGCCAAGCCGTGCTGGCGTGTTCGTTCATCGTGCCCCAAAAGCCCCAGGCATCGTTTTGGGTGGCGGGGATCTGCGTGGTGGTGTTCATCTCTGGCTCCTTCGGGTTGATCGTTGCGACACCCGTAGTAACGCGCTGTTCGATTGAGAAGCCAAGCGCCGCTTGGCCTCTTTCTCGATCATTCTGATCAGGCGATGCGGTACACCCGCTCGCTGCCCTGCGGCTTGTCCGACACGATGGTCAGGCCCAGCTTCTTCTTGAAGGCCCCGGCAAAGGTGCCGCGCACTGTGTGTGCCTGCCAACCGGTGGCGGTGCAGATCTGGCCGATGGTTGCGCCTTCGGGGCGTTGCAGCATCCGGATCACTTCGGCTTGCTTGCTGTTGTCGCGGGTGCGCGGCTTGGCCCACGTTGCTTCGGCGGCGGTTACGGCGGCTTCCAGTTCGGGATCGCTCGTGGCGACTGGTGCGCCTTCAGCGTTGGCGATGATCTGGTCGAGATGGGCTTCGAATTGACCGATGCCATTCTTGTTCACCCCCGGGCGTGACATGCCCAGGGCGTCGTAGCCCTCGGCGGCGACGAACCAGTCGGTGCCGTCGTTGGTGATCAGGGCACGGTTGAACATCCCGTCGAGCACCTTCTTGCGCGCGCCGCCTTTGATGTTGTCGGGGAACCAGTCGATCTTGCCGCTGCTGGTGTTGATGGCCTTGGCCAGGATGGCGTGCTGGGCCGGGGTCAGGTTGGTGGTGGTCATGGGCTGCTCCTTCGGGGGTGGTGGATGACGAAGTGATGAACGCGCTGTCCGAGACTGAAGCCAAGCGCTTTCTGCTTGGCTTGGCGGCTTTCCCGTCAGTCCTTGGCGATTTCCGCTTCCGTGGCCTTCGGGCTCGATGCGGCAAATTCGACGCCCGCCTTGAAGGCCGCTTCCAACGCGTCCTTGAGGCACCACACCGCCGTGTCGTGGAAGTCGAGGCTGTCGGCGTTGCGGGTCTGCAGGGTTTCGATGCCGAGATGCTTCTGGGCGATGAGGGTGAGGATGGTGTCGACCTGGCTCATGGCGTTTTCCTTTCGGGGTTGGTTGGCGTGACGTGATGAACGCGCTGTTCCCGATGGAAGCCAAGCTCAATCTGCGGACATGACGAACAAATGAGTGAAGGTGACGATGGGACTCTCGATTCGCGCCTACGCGCGCCACCGTGGCGTGTCGCACGTGGCCGTGAAAAAGGCCATCGACACCGGGCGGATCACGCCGCTGTCTGACGGCACGATTGATCCGGACACGGCGGACGCCCAGTGGGCAAAAAACACACTGCAGCCGCGCAGCGCCGCCGCGCCAGAGAAGGTCAGCACTGCGAAAGCGCGGCGCGTGGCCGCGACGGACGAAGCAGCAACGCAGCGCGATGCCGTCGACGCCAGCACAGCGCCGATGTCGGCCAGTGGCACCTCGCTCTTACAGGCACGCACGGTAAACGAGGTGCTCAAGGCCAAGCTCAACAACCTGGAGCTGGCACACCGCAAGAAGGAACTGGTGGATCGGGCGCAGGCCGTGGCACACGTTTTCAAGCTCGCACGCATCGAGCGTGATGCGTGGTTGAACTGGCCTGCGAGGGTTTCGGGCCAGATGGCGTCCGCGCTCGGCATCGAAGCGCACCAGATGCACGTGGCGCTCGAATCTGCCGTGCGCGAGCACTTGATTGAGTTGGGCGAGTTGCGTCCGCGTGTCGACTGAGGAAGTGGGCGACGACAGGAATCTCACCTGCACATCTTCGTGCTACGAACACGACGAGGATTGCTCATATACACCTCTCCGCCCGTCGCCCAGCGCGATGGTAGCCCATAGGCGTCACCACAGATGAATGGCCGGTGCTGAAGATGGAACTGCAATATGAAGGCGCTGCCGAGATTGAACGTGCCTGGCGTGACGGGCTCACTCCCGACCCGCTGCTGACAGTCTCCGAATGGTCAGATCGCCACCGGATGCTCTCCAGCAAGGCGTCTGCCGAGCCGGGGCGCTGGCGCACCAGCCGCACGCCGTACCTCAAGGCGATCATGGATTGCCTGTCGCCGACTTCTCCGGTCGAGCGGGTGGTGTTCATGAAGGCCGCGCAGCTCGGTGCTACCGAGATGGGGTCGAACTGGATCGGCTACGTCATCCACCACGCGCCGGGCCCGATGATGGCGGTCTGGCCAACGGTGGAGATGGCCAAGCGCAACTCCAAGCAGCGGATCGACCCGCTGATCGAGGAATCGTCCGCCTTGGCCGAACTGATCGCCCCGGCGCGCTCGCGCGACTCGGGCAACACCATTTTGGCCAAGGAGTTCCGGGGCGGCGTGCTGGTAATGACCGGGGCGAACAGCGCGGTAGGCTTGCGCTCGATGCCGGTGCGCTACTTGTTCCTCGACGAGGTTGACGGCTATCCGCTGGACGTCGAGGGTGAAGGCGATGCGATCTCGCTGGCCGAGGCGCGCACGCGCACCTTTGCCCGGCGCAAGATCTTCATCGTGTCGACGCCGACGATTTCTGGCGCGTCGGCCATCGAGCGCGAGTACGAGGCCAGCGACCAGCGCCGCTACTTCGTGCCGTGCCCACACTGCAACCACCCGCAATGGTTGCGCTTCGAGCAACTGCGCTGGGACAAAGGCGCGCCAGAGACAGCGGCCTACATCTGCGAGTCCTGCGACACCGCGATTTCCGAGCACCACAAGACCTGGATGCTGGAGCGCGGCGAGTGGCAGGCGATGGCGCAGGGCAAGACGGCAGGCTTTCACCTGTCGTCGCTGTACAGCCCGGTGGGCTGGCGATCCTGGCGTGATATCGCTGCTGCGTGGGAAGCCGCCGTCAACAAGGAGTCGGGATCGGCCGCCGCGATCAAGACTTTCAAGAACACCGAGCTGGGCGAGACCTGGGTCGAGGAAGGCGAAGCGCCCGACTGGCAACGGCTGGTCGAGCGACGCGAGGAGTACCGCATCGGCAGCGTGCCGCAAGGCGGTCTGCTGCTGGTTGGCGGCGCGGACGTGCAGAAGGATCGCATCGAGGCCTCGGTCTGGGCCTTCGGGCGCGGCAAGGAATCGTGGCTGGTCGAGCACCGCGTGCTGATGGGCGACACCGCCCACGATGCGGTGTGGAAAGCCCTGGCCGCGATGCTGGCCGAGCAGTGGACGCACGCATCGGGTGCGGCGATGCCGCTGGCGCGCTTCGCGCTGGACACCGGCTTTGCCACGCAGGAAGCCTATGCCTTCGTGCGTGCCTGCCACGATCCGCGCGTGATGGCGGTCAAGGGTGTGCCGCGCGGCGCGGCCCTGATCGGCACGCCCACGGCCATCGATGTCTCGCAGGGCGGCAAGAAGCTGCGCCGGGGCATCAAGGTGTTCACGGTGGCGGGCGGCATCGCCAAGCTGG